ATCTTCTGTTATTATTTGCCTTCCACCAACAGTCAGTAGTTTTATTCTTATAGTTTTAACAGTTGTTCTTGGTCTAACTGTACTAGAAAGTGGAATGTCTGTGGTTGCAACTTCAGGAACTACTACGTCAGGTGTTGGAACCGGAGCCACAACGCTTACGGGAACTGATGTTGATAGTGATTCTAATTCCGCACAGGTAGTTTGAGGTGTATATGAACTAGTATTTGCATTTAATACAGCAGCTCTTTCAATGAATTGAGATTCGCTTTGGCAAGAAATGCAAATTTGTGGAAAATTTCCAATCTGTATTATACCAGCTCCATATGTTTTATTGCTTCCATCGTAGTTACCATTTGGCTGTCCTTCAAAATATAAATTAACCAAGACAGGAGTTCCAATTGCGTTTTCATTAGTTAATGAAGAATCAACTCGAATGCATTCGAATCCGTCTGTGTCGAAAAAAAGATCTAAGATTTTAAACCTACCAGAATTAGATGCGCTAGAAGCAAACCCTATAAGATCTCCTACCCTAGCTCCTAGTCTAGCAAATGAATATAATCCATTTGGTATAGTATTTTTAATTATATTAGTTCTAAAAACACTCTGTATTGCATCTGGCAAATCACCAACTCTAGTCAACTGAGGAGTATTAATAAAAAATTTAGAATTATAAAAGTCTCTAGTTGTGGATATATCAGTAGTTGAAACTACATTGGCTTTAATTAAAGAATTCAGCTCAAGCGAGTCAAATGCATACACTCCCGATATATCAGCTGATATATCTGACGCATCATTAACATACTGAGCATTGATATATTCAAATGTAATTCCATTATTTATAGAACCAAAAAACGATGATATAAATGAAAGATCATCTGTTACAAAGTTTTTGACATTGCTGTAATCTATAATTACTTTAGTCTGATTGTCGTAAAATGTAAACGATGGAATGGTTACTAAATTTCTATTTTTCTTATAATAAAAATTTTCAGTAGAAGCAAATACTAATCCCAAAAACACATCATCACCTACTAGATGAAAATCACCATCATTACCACCACCTGTGCCTACACCGCTACCTGTACCAGTACCTAGTGATTTTGTGTTTCTATTATTTGATCCAGACATATTATGAACCGATGTAACTTAACTTCTGTGATCCAGTAACTGATCTGGCATACAATGTGTTAATATTAGCACACTCTATGAATATACTTTCACCAGCTTCTAGCGGATATCCGTCTGTTGCGTTAGTAAGTAACGCAGATCCACCAACATATACAATGCTTGTATTCACACTATGCGCCTTGAGTGTAACTCCAACTTTGAGTGTTGTGTTTGCATCCAACTGACCAGCAGATGGAGTTATAGTCTTAGTCGCACTAGCTACCTTACCTGGTCTAATAATCTCAGAGATCTTAGCTCTAAGATTTCCATTGGTTATATCTGTTTTCAGAGAAGATATAACTGCTGTGTTTGTTTTGATATCTGTTAGGCGAGAAACTATTGGATTAGTTTCTAGAGTAAGAGCATTGACTATTGCAGTATCATCTATTGATAAATCATTTGTTACATTTACATCAAGTGGAGTGGTAGCAGTAACTTCAATAGCATTTCCATTTTCACCTCGCACAACAATAGCTCCACCAGCAGTTGTTCCTGCAACAACAAGAGGAATGTTATTATAATTGGAAACTCCAGTATTGGCAGATATACTCACAGTTGCAGTAAAGCCAGCATTAGTCATATAGACATTTAAAGCATTGGCTGTAGAGGATAAAGTCGAACCAGCAGAATCAAATAGCTTGGTGAGAACTTTACCACCAAGATCTGAACCAAGGCATGATACGGTATCTGTTACTGCATTCAGATATCTACCACCACTAACAGCAACAGATCCGGTTACAGTGATACTGTCTGTGGAAGACGAGAAGTATCTACCACCAGTGATTGCTATAGCATTAACCGTATTACCAGCAGAGCCAGCTCCACCAACTATGATTGGTTGAGAAATTTTCAGAGTTCCTGTAACACCAATAAGAATTCCGTTGGTTACTCCTTGAATGTTTCCAGTGACTGGTAATTGATATCCAGTGCTTCCTTTGACATATACAAAGCTACTACCAGTTCCACTATTCTGCACATTCACTGTTCCAGACACAGAGCCAGATATTCCTAGTATAGTAGTTGGATTGGTGGAATAGATATTAACAGGAAGAGGAGTAGTCTGCGATACTCGGAATGCTTCTCCGCTTGCACCCCACATCACCTTGGTTATTTGAACGTGTGCAGCATCTGAACTTATACCATTGACATATAAGTAATCTGTTGCTATACTTGCGGTGTTTCCTGAAACATCAATTGTCAGGTCTTTATCGGTGTCTGCCATTAAAATTCTCCGTATTAGTAAAAGTATGTATAACCATAGAAATAGGAACTAAAATGATATTTGATCCAGAAAAGCAACAACAGTTTTGTAAAAAAGTGGAGATACACATAAGCAAGTGGAATGGCACATACTTAGAAGCCGTGATGGCTGTCACCGAAGACATGGAGATTGAACCAGAAGTTGCTGCAAAGTTTCTAACAAAACCAATCATCGAGAAGCTTCAAGAAGAGGCACGCCAGATTAATCTTCTACCAAAAATAAAGAATAAACTACCAATTTAAGTATTATGTGTTATAATTACTTATGTCGAGGCGGGGAGTTCCCGTCAAAATTTAACCGTGGGTAGATCCCACAAAGGATACGAATGTCATCATTTAGCGATTTTAAGAACAAGGCAAAGTCAAGCATCAGTGATCTCTCGAAGGCTCTTGAGAGTATCGAAGGAAAGAAGGATTATAAGGATGATCGCTTCTGGCGTGCCACACCGGATAAGTCCGGAAACGGGTATGCAGTAATTCGGTTTCTGCCAGCACCAAAGCAGGAAGAACTTCCATTCATCAAACTATACTCCCATGCTTTTCAGGGAAAGAATGGTTGGTTCATTGAGAACTGCTTGACAACAAGCGGTGCAAAATGTCCTGTGTGCGAGTTGAATAATGAATTGTGGAATAGTGGAATTGAATCAGACAAGAACATTGCTCGTGAGCGCAAGCGTAAGTTGTCTTACATCTCTAACATTCTTGTGATCAAGGATGAATCTAATCCACAGAACGAAGGAAAGGTATTCCTATTCAAGTATGGTATCAAGATCTTTGATAAGATCAAGGAAGCAATGTATCCAGAATTTAAGGATGAGAGTGCAATGGATCCGTTTAACTTCTGGGCAGGTGCTGACTTCAAGTTGAAGATTCGTAAGGTGGCTGGCTATACCAATTACGACAAGTCAGAATTTTCTCCTGCATCTCCTCTACTTGGTGGAGATGATGCAAAGTTGGAAGCAATTTGGAACAAGCAATATCCTCTCAATGAGTTTGTTTCTCCAAAGAACTTCAAGGACTATGCGACTCTGAAGACTCGTCTGTATGAGATTCTTGGAGACGATGTTCGATCTGGCGTTATGGATAATCAAAGTCGTGCAGAAGATGAGACGATTGAGACTCCATTCGACAGCAAAGACCCTAGGGAAGAGAACAGGCAGTCTGCTAAGAGTCGTAGTAAGACTTCGGCTAAGAAGCAAGAACCATCTCCAACAGATGAGCCAGGAGAGGAAATGGATTCTCTCTCATACTTCCAGAAGCTAGCTGGCGACTGAGATAATTAGTTAATCTTAAGAAAGAACCCCATCTCGGTGGGGTTCTTTTTATTTAACCATATTCTCTTCTGTGGTTTGGTAACATGAATGAATCGTCTGCAGTTTTTCTGTATATGTCATATTGATTAGATACAGAATTCATAATAGTTGTTGTAGATCTAGAATCATTCACGATGTTATTTACTGCAGGCGTTTCATCCTTTTTACCACTTCCAGCTACTGCATCTATTAATTTTCCAGCAACAGTACCATAAGCACCCGCAATTCCTCCAACAGCAGCACCTATTCCTGCAGCAACTCCACCCACTCCTGCTGCAATTCCTCCAACTGCAGCTAATGCACCACCACCAACGGCAGCAACACCTACTGCTCCCAATATAGAAGTCATAGCACCTCCAGGCACTCCCATTCCTCCTCCACCTCCTCCAGCACCGCCTCCATCACCACCGCCTCCTCCGCCTCCGCCTCCTCCGCCTCCACCACCAGACACTGCTCCTACGGCTTGTGCAGCTTTACCCAAACCACCTGCAATTTTACCAGCGCCACCTGCCATACTAGCAACTCCTTTCAGTGCTCCCATCGCTAGTCCACCAACACCAGGCAGAGCAACAGTTGCTGCTACTTGTGCAGCCATAGAAACTGCTTCTCCAATTGCTGCAATTCCTCTACTAGCGCCAGTTCCGGGTGCTTCTTGTTCTGGAAGAGCTGCTTGTGCGCTCTCTGCTTGTGCTTTAAGTTCATCTGCGCTAGTTCCTGGTCCTACTCCAGAACCATATCCACCTTCGATTTTTGTAGGAGCATCTTTGGGTGCTTCTGACACTGCTGATATTGAACCACCAGCAGCCACCGGAGTGGCCGCAGCAGCCGCAGGAGCAGCAGGAGTAGCGGCCGCAGGAGCAGCAGGAGTAGCGGCCGCAGGAGCAGCAGGAGTAGCGGCCGCAGGAGTAGCAGGAGTAGAAGCCGAAGAAGCAACCGAAGAAGCAGCCGCAGGAGCAGGGGCCATTCCCGGAATTGTGTTTATTATTTCTTTATTTTTTGATATCTGTTCTGGTGTAATTGTAGCATTAGGTTCTATTAAAGGTTTTCCTTGTGCGCTAAGCAGTGTGTTATCAGCCGCTCGTATTTGCTCTCGTCGTTGTGCTCCAGCTTCTCCTCCTCCAGCTATGTGTAAAGAATTATCCAATACTGCTTTGTGTTGTTCTGCAGAGACTGGATTTCCATCTACATCCTGAGAAGGAAATTCCTTAGAAGCAACATGTGGTGTTGGGGGATCTGGAGGCATGACAGGTGTAGATTGTGACTCAACAGCTACTGCAGGAGCAGAGCTAGGTTCATTTCTTTTTTCCTCTTCAAGCAAGGACATTCCCATATTTTTTGCAGATTTTAACGCATCAGTTAATGGACTTAATTTTTTATTGAGTGCTGATCCAAATTTTGTTGCTGCTTTTGATATTACTGGTGTAGCTTTAGAAGCAACTTTCATCAATCCAGATAATATGTTTTTACCAATGCCATATTCTGGTACGTTTAATGTATATTCGTTGTTCTTTGTCTTTGTAATTTTATTAGTAATCTGTTTTGTTAATGATAGATCTACTAATTTTTTGACATCTGTTTTTGGTAGAGATATAAGTTTATTACTACTAGACATAACTCTAGGAGTGTCTGTTGGTTTTAAATATGAGTGTGGAATTACAGAATCTGACTGGCCAGAAAGAGATCTTACAATAGTTTCTGGACCATCTCCCTTCACCTCTCCAGTTAGAGCTGCTTCTTTCTTATTGCCAGAATTCAATATAGTTACAACAGGAGACTTTCCAAAACCACCAGAAACTTTAGCATTTGGATCATATTTTGCAGCAAGTTTAGCAATACCTGTATTATCTTCTTCTGGAATGCGATCAAGACTTGGTAAAATTTGTACTATTGGCTTGCCTGTAGCTTCTGCACTAGGTTCACCGGAAAACTTGTTCATGAATGGAAGTTTTAGTACAGATTTGTACTTCTTGATGAATTTTTTTATGTTCTTGGTATGTTCTGGTTTCATGGGTTATTTTCTCATAGCTTCATTTTGTTTTTCGATATAATTTTTCATCATATCCATAAAGATATTTCGTTCCCACGGCAGCATTCTTTCAATCTGATCTGTTGATATCTTATGTTCAAATATCAATTGAAAGTTTAACTGCAAAATAACACTCAGAGATGCATAACCAAGAATAATTCTAAAAAATCGGTAAATCCTCGCAATATAATTGACCGTTTTACCTTATCAGATGCCACATAATCTATCGATACTTCTATTGTTGGAATATTTTTTATAAAATTCAACAGTATTGAGAATTGTTTTGCAGTTAATGACTCAACAAACTGGAGAACTTCTGTATGTGGTAGATCTTTTGTGTAATAAACCTCTTCATTTGCATGAATTTCGGAAATACACAGAGCTAATAACTCTAAAACACCATCTTCTTCCTGTTTAACTTCATACTTATTCAAAGTTAAATAGGTTTGCATCGTTGGTTGCTGTAGAACCACCGAAATATTTGAATCAATCTGCAGTTTACTTTCCGGTTTCTTGCTAGTGATTTTTACTTTTTGCAGATCCATCTTAGTCTGCACTACTTCTTTGGTTATCGGGCAGGTAATGTTACAAACAACAGACTCTCCTACGGATTTTTCTCTAATTTTTATAAAAAGGTACTCTAGATCACAAAATGGCAAATTTTTGCAATCGTCATTTGGTAGATTTGTTGTGCAATTATTGATGACATTTCGTATTGTCATCATTAAGTCTTCAAATCCTGCAGTTTCCTTGGAAATCATCAAACTTTTTTCTTCGCGGACTACAAATGGACGATATGTCACTCTTGTCTGAGAAAATGGTAAAATTTGAGTGTACTTTGGGGTATTTTCAATCAATAATTCTTTTAACATAGTCAATTTACTTTCATTGTGTTGTTGTTACGGTGTAGTATCGATAAATCATGTTTACGCTAAACTTCAATACATTATTAAAGCCATTTAATGCTTCAAATTGGGTTGGAATAATTTCCATTGGTATGCAACCATATAATTGATATGTGGCTGGTACTATATTTCCTTGAACTGATATTGCTTCTATTCTTACCTTTCCAATAATATCATCATAGAATCTTACTCTATTATTTAATATTGGTATTGCGTTAGTATTTCCACCAGAAACTGCAAATATGGAAGATTGCCATTTTTCAAAATATAATCTGCTAATGAAAGATTCTTCTATTGCAAATTCTAGGATGTTGGTTGAATATTCAATACCATACGGAACTGGAATTGGAGAAGCAGAACCAGATAGCATATCTTGATATGTTTTAATCTTAGCACCGGGAACTTGAGCAAGATTGCATAAAAAAGTATTCTCAAATTGTTCTCCAATTCTGGATATCGATACTCTATAGCGACAGGCATGCTGCAATCCATTATTTTGACTAATGTATTGCATCAATCCCGCCGGAGTTCCGTTGTATAGAGGATTAATCATTTATTTTTTTCCCTTGAACAAGTCTTTTTCCGTCAAAACCACAAATTTCCATCCATTCGCATGGCATAGTTTTTTTGCAGATTCCCACTTAGACTTATTTATCTGAAATTGCACAGTCTCTGTGAGAAATGTTTTTTTACTCTTTTTTCCTCGTATTGGTTCTTCTGTTTGCTT